CTCACCTGCTTCATGGGTTACTGATTTAACAGCATCGGGTAGTCTTTCTTTTAGGATTCTTTCCATCATTAGCTTAACAGTAAAGACAGAAGCAGCACATCCTGCACATGATCCTGTTAATTTAACATGTACATTCTTAGAATCTTCATCGTAGTTCATTAACTGAACGCTGCCGCCATGAGAAAATAAAGCAGGAGCTATTTCATCAGCTAATAGATCTTCTACTTGTGCAAAGATAGTCATTGTCTATTTACGAAATGATTCTTTAAATTCTAAATCTTTGATACGCTCTTCTAACACAGAGGCAGCGGTATTAAATCTACCACCGTCTTGATCCATTGACTTATAGATATCTTTTAATATACCTACCTCATGTTTCAAAACATCTATCTTGTTTTGGATGTCTTTAATTACTACCACTTTGTTTTCTTCCCCAGCATTTACGCCATAGCCATGCATCTAAGTTACCGATACTTCTATGGAACCATCTGACTATTTCAAGTTTACAAATCAAGCACATTCTTTCTGTCCTGTATCAGGATCAAAGTAACAAGCAGTACCTTCCGGTTCGTTTGCTTCTACCTTATTAAGGATACCATATCTCTTTCCTGCTAATCTAAATGTAGTTACTCCTTTTAGACTTCCCTTCCAAGCTTTCGTATAGATATCTTTAAACTCAGGGAAGGTAACTTTATCTCCTACATTAATTGTTTTAGATATAGCACTATCAACATAAGGTTGGCAAGCTATTTGTGTACTAAGGTGAGCATCGGTAGTTAAATCTTCTATGGTCTGTCCCTTCTTCTTATGTTTAGCATAGACATAATCTTTAAGAAGGACGTTTATCAAACCAAACTCTGTATTAACAGTACGACTTACTTCATGAGAAAAGGTAGGTTCTAATCCACTTGATATGTTATCCGCACAGAAGCTGATAGTACCAGTAGGAGCAATAGAAATTAGATGGCTGTTTCTCATACCCTGTTTCTTAATCTTAGCTTTTAAATAATCAGGAAACCTAGAAACAAATTTACCCTCTAGATATTTCTTTGCATCATACAAAGGGAAGGTTCCTTTTGTTGCTGCCATATCTGAACTTGCTTCATAAGCTTTGTGAGTTAGAGTACGCATAAGTTTATGTAGGAACCTAACAGTAGATGAGCTACCATACTCCATCTCCATGAGGGTAAGAATATTACCTAACCCTGTTATACCCAAACCCATACGCCGTTTAAGATCTGCTTCCTTACGTTGTTCGTTAAGAGGATAGATAGTTCTATTGATTACATTATCCATAGCTTTGACTACGATAGGTATATCTTTAATGAACTGATCAAAATCAAATCTGTATTTTAAATTACTCCCAACCCGTTGTACTGCTACATATTTAACAAGATTAAAACTACCTAGTAAGCAAGCTCCATAAGGTGGTAGTGGTTGTTCACCACAAGGATTAGTAGAAGCTATAGTCTCACAATAATAGAGAGGATTCTCATCATTGATACGATTAATAAATAATACTCCCGGCTCTGCCCAATCCCAGTTAGCCCTCATGATCTCATCCCATAAAGCACTGGCATCTATTTGTTTATATACTTCACCTTTAAACTTTAAATCAAAAGGTTTTTCATTAACTACACAATTCATAAACTCATCAGTAACACCTACTGAAATATTAAAATTAGTTAAAGCATGACCGTTACGTTTAGACCTAATAAACTCTTGAATGTCGGGATGGTCTACTCGTAACACTCCCATCATGGCTCCTCGCCTATGACCAGCCGATACAATAGTTCTACAAATAGCATCATAAATGTGCATAAAAGAAACAGGACCACTAGCGGAGCTATCAAGACTAACAATCCTATCACCGTTAGGACGTATATTACTAAAGTCATAGCCAATACCACCGCCCCGGCGCATTGTTTCTGCTGCTTGTGTAGCTTTCTCCATGATAGACTGCATACTATCTTCGATAGTGCCTGATACAAAGCAGTTGTAAGCTGTAACATCTCTTGGACTTCCCATAGCTGATTGGATTCTACCGGCTGGCATGAACCGCATGTTTAATAAGATTTCTTTTAATTCTTTGAAGTGTTCTTCATCGTCTGACATATGAAGACTGATACGTGCCATACATTCATCAAAGGATTCGTTTGGTAAGCGGTACTTAGAAGCGTGAAGATCATTACAAGATGGCACAACTGGTCCGTATTTAGAAACAGGTTTCATTTTTTTATTCTCCAATAAGATGTGTAAGTAGTTGATTAAGTTAAGGTTTTTATAAGATGATCAAGATACCATCGGGCTTTCTTCAAGTCCTGAATACCATGCTTATACTCATATCTTAACATGTATTTTAAAATGTTGCCACGTAAATATCCACAAAAATGTTCACGAGGTACAGAATTTTCTATAACATCTATAGTTTCCATAGATGCTTGAGTGTAATGGGATGGACTATGAACTTCAGGATCTTCAAATCCATGAAGAGGGCAAGCAGGATCAGGGATAGGACTACTGTCAAGTTCAACACATGAGCAATCGTTGTCAGTCATTCTTCTTTACTCTCATCTTTATCATTGATCAATACATTAATTCGTTTACGTTCAAAGAAAATTTCTTTATTAAAAATTTTCTTAACAAAGGATCGTGTAGAAACAGGTTCAATACCAGCAAGGAAACATATCTCTTCAAAGTCTGTAGCTGTTGTTCCATACTCTGTAATAAACCATTGAGTAGCTTCTCTACGATTACGTTTAACTTCTTCTGAATCATTAACTCGTTTCTCTTTTGTTGCATCAAGTAGGGCTTGATATATAACAGCAAGAAATAATAATTGCTCTGGACTTTTAGAAGGTGCAGGATATTCTTTATCTTCAACATCTACAACAATAGAAGTACTGTTACTTACAAAGGTATTAAAGTGATCTAATAAAGAATTATATTCTTTATAAATATGAATAGAAGTTTTTACTTTTGTTTTTTTAACCATTGCCGTGGTACTTTACCCTGCGACCACATAAACTTATGACGATCACACCAATCAGCATAGGTTGTATTAGATCTTTTATTTAATTTATTGTTAGCATTCTGAAATATAAATCTAATATCTAAATTAGAATGCTGTTGTTTAATTAGTAAATGTTTCTTTCTATCGGCAGGTTTAAAGTACCCTTTGTATTCTATAAAGAAACCATACTTCTTAAAGAAGAAGTCAGGAGTATAATGTTTAGATACAACATAAGGTATCCTGAAATCTTCATAGGTAAATTCAATTTTGTTTTCAGATAGATATTCTGCAAACTCCTTTTCTGCTTGACTACGGTACATTCTACTCTTCTGATAAGATATATTTATCTACTAGTTCTTCAACATTTTTACAAGAATAATGTTTTCTATATTTGTTACGTCTATTTATAAGTGTACCCCATCTATTCGTGGTAAATCTATAGTCATAGGCTTTCCAATCTTTGGTAGGATGTTGTATATAAAGAGCATGATTTTTAAATTCATACTGTAACTTATGTTTATCTAAAACATTTATAGCATGTTCTAAAGTATCTGAATATTCTTTACTATTTTCTTTCATTAGCATTTACTCGTTCTTCTTCAATCTCTTTTTTAGGACGTTTAGCTACATGAGTAAAGAAACGAGAACCATTAGCATACTTAAACTTACGTAAACCGCTGCCACCATTAGCATCTTTCCAACATTCAAATTTAAAATCACAGTAAGCACAACCTGCTGCTAACTTTCTATTCCCACTCTTACCATCTTCTACATCAGAATAGCAGCGAGTAGGTGGAGTGTCTTGATCCATTAAGGATTTTACATCTTTAACTTTCTTTTTAAAATCAATCATCTCCATAGAATCTATAGCACATACATGGATTTGTCCTGTTACTTTATTCATAACTATAAAAGCAGCTTCATCTTCCCCATCAGCATAGCCAGATATCTGTGCTATATATCCAAAAGGATCATCATCAAAGATTGTACCCTTTACAAATTTATCAAAGCCATGTTGGGATGCACTCTTTATATCTACTACTACACCATTCACTCTTGCATCCATATGTCCAGTGATACCTTCTATTTCTTTTTTACCCTGTTCTTCTGTTACTTTATAACCTGCTATCTTAATTAGCAGGAGTAACAGATGCTCAACGATATCACCATATAAAAATTTAATACGAGTGGAAGGATGTAGTGGTTCTGCTTGATCAGCTATACGAGAAGAATACCACAATTGTCTTGTGGGTTTACCAATGCTAGAGAAACGGAGAGGGTTTTTAATTTGACCCTCTCCATCTCTTTTGGAGAATGCTTTAGTTATAGAACTAGAGACATCCGTAAGAAACTTATGCAGGTCAGTATCATTTGGCGGAGATCCTTTAGTTAGTGATTGATGTATGTCTGATACTAAGTTCTGAAGTTTACTCATTACGGATGCCTCTAGTTAGGTAGTATTTTAGATGAGGATAATAACCTTAATCAAAAGGGATATCATCAAGATCGTTATCATCATCTCCGGCAGTTGGTGAAGGTTCAGAAGGAGTAGTGACGTACCCCTCTTCCACTTCAAATTCATCTGGTGGAGAATAACTTACCAGATCAAGAACCTGTACGTCTTTTAGTACCGCACGTACACCCTTACGGTTATTCATCTTCCATTCACGAGGATTGAAAGATACCTTTACCAAAGACCCATTGCCTAAGAGAGTACCAGAAATATCATTCTTCTGAGAATCCATAAGGCGGGGCTTGGGAAGTTCAGTACCATTGTTAAGGAACTGATCCTTATACATGGTAACAAATTTACCACGGTCATCTTCCTTATCTTTGATAGGAACACCGTGACTCTTCATAGTCTTAATCCCTTCAGAATTAAGAGCTACGTCAATTGACCAACGAGGCTTCGCTTGATCAAAAGGATTTTGGGCTTTATCTAACTTCGCCCAGAAAGCTTTTCCAGAAATTACAGGCATGGTATATATACACCTTTCAAATGTTAATGGGTCATCGCCCATGTCATACCAATTTTATACTCCGAATCGAGAGGGCAGTCAAGCCCTAAATTTTCCTCGACCCGCTTCATACAAGTCTTTGTTATCTCTCCTAATTTTTCAGCATTCTCCTTTCCTACTTCAAATTGAATTTCATCGTGGATGTTAGCAACGGGTAGTGCTTTAATGTTCTGGTTGTTAATCTCCTTCATTATCTGTATTAACCATTCTTTGCATATGATTGCACCACCGCCTTGGATTAAAACATTAAGGCTGCTATGCAAACTACGTATATGGAAATACCTTCCATCCAATCCTCGTATCATTCCTGTACGTTCTGCTGCTTCATGTACTCTGGATAACAATCTCTCTAAGGCTGGGACATTCTGTAAGAATTTATCTTTTGTTTGTTGTCCATGTCTTGCAGACTTATTCATTATGTATCCTATCTTAGCAGCACCAGCCCCATAAATCAGGGCATACACAAACGTCTTTGCTTGATCTCTAGTTTCTAAGCCAGCCATTTGTTGATTAGCAGTATGGATATCTCCATGTAAAATTTCTTCTATATACGTTTCATCCTTCATGTAATGAGCTAGAACTCTTAGTTCTAATTGAGAAGCATCACATCCTAGTAAAGTATATTTATCTGTATCTGGTACAGTCCAGCATGTACGACACTCTGTTCCATAGGGAGAATAAACAGCAGGAGTTTGAGCTACATTAGGATCTAGGTGACTGCATCTTGTAGACACTGTACCTAATGTTTTTATTCTACCGTGAATACGCCATGTATCAGGGTTACAAAACTTAATCCAAGACTTAACTTGTGATGCACGTTTCTGAAGCAAGAGGTATTGAAGGATAGCTTTCGATTCAGGTATACCTTTTATCTTACCAAGCACATCTTCATTAACTATGATGTTACCCTTCTCTGTTTTGAGTTTAGGTTTCCATCCCTTCTCTACCAGACGTTCAGCTATTTGTTTACGAGAAGCAGGATTAAATTTCTCTACGCTATCCTTTAAAGGCTTACCTGTTTTCTTATGAAACCTTTTTGTAATAACAGTAGGGAATATCTCTTGAAGTTTATGTTCTATATCTATACACTCATCAGTCAGTGAAGCCAGGAACTTAGTAGTGTATGGTAGATCAAGATAAAACCCATGACGTTCTTGTTGATCCATATAATATCGAAAGACATGTTCTCTCTTAATACTTTCATCTGAAAAGTTTTTCTTTTCTTTATTGATAAGATGATAGTATAGTTTCTCTGTTAGTTCTACATCATTGATACAATACTCTAGCATATCATTTGAATAGTAATCAAAGTTAGGGGAAGCCATCTTGGAAAATCCAAGACGCTCTCCCCAAGCAGCTAAACTATTACCCCCTTCTCGTATAGGGTTAAAGAGTTGAGACAGGATTAAAGTATCTATACACTTTGAAGCAGGATGCCGGTAACCTATAATTTTTCCAAGTACCCTAAGATCATAACTAAGAACATTATGTCCTATAAAGATAGTGTTAGGTGTAGGTTTAAATTTGGTACGGCATTCTTCTTGTGTGTATGTAGTAACTTCTCCTGTCTCTAAATCTTTAGTAACAATACAAAATACTTTGGTAACTTCTTTAGTTTTATCTAGGGTATTAAGCAGTCCATTTGTTTCGATATCAATTATGAGGTATTTAAAATTATCCGAACTCTCGTTCATCATTAAATTCATCATCATCATCTGCCTCTGCATTTTGCTGTTCATCAAAAGGAATTTCGGTAAGCCTACCAGTTTGTTTATGCCATTGCAAGAGAGTTGCTGGTCCGCTTTCACCGGAGAAACGATTCTTTAAAACCCTAATCCAAGTACGGTTTCTTTCTTCTTCATCTATGGCTTGAGTATTTCTTTCCAAAGCATAGATCATATCAGGGAGTTGAGCTAGGCTATGTGATCCACGTAGTTGATTGAGTGATATGTTAGCTCCTTCTTCATGGCCTGTACCTTGAGGTCTACTAAGATGAGAGACAACCATAAGATGGATACCAAGTTCTTGTACGAGGGTACGTAACTTAACCATGATATCATCAATAGCTTTACGTTCATTGGTAGTCTCATATACCACCATTGATATGTGATCCAGAATAATATACTGACAATCTAATCCCTTCACCATGTACCTTACACGAGTGAGTAGATTCTCCAAGGTAGAGCTACCAAAATGATTCCAGAATACCACCTGTTCCAGATCGTTTAAGTTATCCAGAGCTTTCTCTTTATCCTCAACAGTCCAATCTCTATCCTCTTCAGATGTTATATGAAATCTCTTTGATGCTTCTACCGATAGGATACCCAAGCCTGTTTGTCTTACACTCTCTTCAAGAAAGAGACAGCCTACCTTCTCATCAGTATTGCTAATGATGTAGTGTACAAGCTCACGCATAACACTACTCTTACCTATACCAGATCCAGCAGTAAATAAAACCAGTTCATTCTTACGCATACCATAGGTGATAGCATTCAACCCATCCCAAGGATAGGGTAAACTCCTTACTGTTTTTTCTGACAACAACCTTTCACGTAAGTCAGGACCACAGATGATACCTTCAGGTGTAAAGGTACGAGCATTCCAGAAGTCATTAACAAACTCTTGACTCCTTCCTTCCATTAAGTATTCGTTAGCATCCTTACGAGTAAGATGCATGATCTTACAACGTCCCGGTTCTAATAGATTAGCTATATCTTTCATAGCTTTCTGACCAGGAGCATCTGAATCAAAACACAATACTATATTGTTGAAGGTATTAAGGTAGTCGAGGTTACGTTTTATTTCAGAAGTAGCAGAAGCAGCACCATTCCTAATACTAATAACAGGCCATTTGCTGCCGAGCATTTGATAAGCTGAAAGGCAATCAATCTCGCCTTCGCATACCGTGACAAATTTACCGCCTTCTTTAAATAGTTGTTGACCAAATAATGTAATATCATTACTAGGTTCTCCTTCAGAGTAGAACTTCTTCTCCTCTACTACTCGTATCTTATTTATAACATGATCTCTATCTTTAGAGTAGTAGGGATAGACATGAATATCCTGTCCCTTTTTATTATACCCTACTTGAACTCCATACTTACGACAGGTATCAAGTTCGATATGTCGATCTTGAATAGAAGAAAAACTTAGTTGATCGTATTTAGTCATTGGTTTAGCAGTCATGGTAATAGTTTCCTCGTTTAAAGATTTCCACTGCTTACAACTAAAGCAATAGGTATTAGTTTCATAGATAGCTAGTGCATCACTACTGCCACAATCAGGACATGGTTGATGTGTCTCTAGGGGTTGATCTTCCATCTGCTTCTAAAGCCTCTTCAAATGTTTCATACATCTCATCTTGTTCCATATGGAAACCAAACTTCCTAATCTTGTGATGCATGGTAGGTTCTAACCTATTAGCTTCTCTATTAAAAAACTTTTTAATGAGAGAGATATCTCCAATGTATAAGTCTTTAGAATAGTTAGGAAATTTTCCTATAACTAAGACATACATGTCTGATATTAACTGACGAGTTTTTCCGTAATGATCAAGAGCTTCTATAAAGAAGCAACCATTATAGTAGGTAGTTTGTTTTAGTTCAAGCTTGAAACCATCACGTAAACAATCTACATCGGTCTTATAAGTACGTGGACCTTTATCTAAGGTGGCATCTAGATTGTAAGGGATACCGTACTTTTCTTTGTACCATATCTCTGCACCCATACCTTGTAGATTAATCTCTTTACCACTCCTTTTCCTATCTACAATGTGGTCTTTAATCTGTAAGGTACGACTTCTATCATAGATTGTATTACAGTAATCTTTAATCTCTTTAACTTTTTTATCGGGTAGTTTGAAGTCTTTACTCATAATGCCAGAAGCTCCTCTAAGTTAGATATTATCTCAGACTGTTTCTTAATCTTTTTATATGCCTCCTGTAGTTGCTCTTGCAATTCTTTAATATTGTTACGATAGATTTGCATCTCAAGATCTGGTTCCAATTGTCTCATGCTATAACTCCAGTTAGTTATTTACTTTATAGATTCGTTTCGTTACTTTGATTACTTTATCTTTACTTACTAATCTATTTAAAGCATTGCGTATCTCTTTATCTTCAGTAATATCTTTTCCTATACACTTACGGATTTTTCCAAAAGTATTATGACCTCTAGAAATTATATCCAAGAGAGATGATTCTATATTTAATTTCTTTTGCTTGCGTTGTTTCTTTAATACTTTCTCTTGTTTAATTTCCTTCTTCCTTAACTCTCTATTCTCACGTTGCTCTTTATATAGTACGAGGTCAGGCATCCACCATTTTTGTTTTAGAGATTTAGATTTGTAGTTTTTAGAAACCCGATTACGAGGTTTACGTTTTAGAAACTCAGGTATCTCTAGCAAAGAATCTTTATCATCAATCATCGGAATGATAGTCCTTCTATCCAAGCTGTTGCACTGTACCTTACTCCATCTCCTATTGGTAGGATAGAATGAGGGATGAAGGAAGGGAATAACAATAAGTCTCCCTTGTTAAAATGTAACTCATGAATATCATTCTCTTTAGATCTAATATCTAGAAGAGCTAATTCACCACCAGTATACTCATTAGGTTCATTGAGTTGTAAACTACAGCTAATCTTACGCTGCTTCTGATGGTATCCTTTACCTGTTGGTACAGATAAATCTACGTGACGGTTATAGAAACTACTGGGTTGGTATTTAAGTATCTGAATAGTTTCAATTCTATTTATATTAAAGAACCAGTTAGCTTGTTTGTTAGCTGTCCTTGCATTCTGTTTAAAGAATTTACCTAGATCAGATTTACAGGGATGGAATACAACTTCAGTATTCCTAACCATAGGATCAGTATGAAAATTATCCTTACCCTCTCTTACCTTGGCTGTCTCAGCTTTATTATATACAAAACTTTCTACTACTAGGTGATCACATAAATCGTGCGGTAAAGCATTGCGAACTATATGATATTGATTCTCAATCATTGATT